CTTATCACCAGCAACATTAACTCTAGCTGCCTTAGTAGCACCAGTTACCTTACGATCATATTTAATCTGAATTACATCACCTGCAGAAAGACTTGTAGGGAATGTAAGAGTAGTGCCGTTAAGTACATAAGTTGTAGCACCTGCAACTGGCTCTGCACCAGCAGCTGCAGTAAACTTCTTATCAACGTCTACATTACCATTAGCAGATGTTCCATAAAGCTGGAATGTACCAACTTCGGGAGTTTCCGGAAGAGTAATAGTAGCACCAGAATCAGGAATTGTTGCCTGATAAATTCTAGGAATTATTACGTCAGTATCAACAACCTTAGTTGTACCATTCTGTGTTGCAAAGAGGTTGAGTGAGAATGTGGCATTCTCGCCAGAGATTTCAACAGACTTGGATGTAAAGTATCTCTTAAGAAGAACACCCTGAGCATCTGTCTTATCTTTTGTCTCAGAAGTTGTATTGATTGAGAAGTTTGTAATCTGGTCAAGAACTGCAAGCAGATCACCAACACTTCCATCGCTTGGCTTAGTCTCAAACCATGCGTCTACAACCCTATCTATAACTATATTATCAAATGTAGCAATAGTATTAGGCATAATCTTTTTCTCCTTTACTAAAATATAAAGACACCCCTAAATAGGAATGTCTTGATTCATAGGTTTTACATTTAAGTTGCCACCATTAGGGGCAAGTGATTCTTTGAGCGTTCTACCATGTCTCTTGTTATATTTCTCATCACTATATGTCCATTGGAAACTGCTCGAAGGAATCTTCGATGTATCCACAAATCCAGACATAGAACCTTGTAACATAGCACAAGCTTGTTTCTTGCCTTGAATTTGAATAAGCGATTTAGTAAATTGATAAACAGTAAGGTCGAGTACAGTATCATAAGTGTACGGAAACTCCTCAGTATTAACCAAAGATATTATTCCATTATGAAACATAGACTCATATGGGTCATTCTTATGTCTTTCTCGTTGTCTTCTGTCATCCATAATAAGAATCTTGGCGGTCGCTCTATTACCAGCTTTACGTCCTTTATGGGTAAAGCCAATCATCTCCCTTACGTAAGGAATTGCTTTCTTATACAAATCCTCTGTAAAGAAATATTGTAGGGGTTCATAATCTTTTCCATTAACGGTTATTGGTTCTAGGTTTACGAGTACAATCTGAGGTTCAGTATTGTCTTCGCCTTTAAATTCCATTGGTTGTAATTTTGAAAAATCCAAATCACCAAATATCAACTTCGTATTTTCAACACCAAAACTACGAACGGTCTGTCTGAAAAATTCCCAATCGGGAACAGACATAAAATCTATCCCCATATCATCAAATGCACTCGGCATATCCCATGCACATGAACACATTGACCATACTGTATTAAGAAACTTCTGTTCACCCATTCTTGAGATTTGGCGAATAGTAGGTTGATATATGGTTAACAAATCACTAATAACAATAGGCTCGCCAGATATAACTTTAAGTCTATCAACAACTACTTCAGTATTGCTTTCGCTCATGAACTATCGCCTCAAGTTAAATGTTTTACCGTCAGCCTTTGTTAGTGAATTTGTTGTCTTTTGTTCAAATATAAGTGTACGAGTTGTATACTTATTGTCTGTAACACTAGGTTTATCAGACACCAATTTTAATTGATTACCAAACATATTAGAACCGTTAAATTTATCAATCAGAATCCCCGCTATTAAATCTTGTCGAGCTGCGCCGATTTCCTCTACAATCCCATTTTTCTCATGACACATAATATAAAATATGATTGTCTGATACTTAATGGCGGGATTATACAAAGCATCATCATCAAATGATGTTTCAAAACACACAAAGTTTTGTACATTAGTCTGTGTGTCGGGTATGATAAACATCGGCAAAATATTTACACCGAAATATTCATCATTCTCGGCTTCATTGTCTTCAAGTTCTTTATTATTTAAAAGCCATATAAGAATATCGTCCTTAAGAAGAGCTTGTTTAATAATCTCCTTATAACGAATGTCATCCTCATTGGGCTTCTTTTTTAAATCTATAAGGTATTGCTTTTGCTCCGGTGTAAGTTTACGTTTTCTTCTTGCCATCTTACACCTCCTTATAGTGAAACAATCTGTAGTTGCAATTCAGCAACTAAAGTGTTACGAGTATTTTTAACTGTCAGTACTTCACCTAAATAATTCTCATCGCCCAAGAACTTAATCTTAATAGTATTAGGAGAATCTGTTTCCAGCACCCTAATCAAATCCGATACTTCTGTGTCATCTATCCAGTATGACCATTCGCCCGGAGTTTGGTCATCAAGAAGTTCATTGACGTTGTAATAGGTTACAGTTACTGCTTTATATCCACCGTTAACTTTGACGTGGGGTTCAGCACCCGCATAAGATATGATTGCATAATTGCCCGAAAGTTCGGGGTCTGGCTGAGTAGGATTATCCGATGGTAGATTGGTTTCTTTGTAAAGGTCACACCACATTCCAACCACATTCCCATCATTATCATACTCTATAACATCCGTATGTTGATTCCATACAGTTTGCGCTAGTGTATAATGCATTATACCCAGTGGGTTTACGCCTTCAACTTTACTTATATGCCAAGCTATAGGCACCTCTAATGGAGGTGAAACAGCTATACGCTGATTATAAAATAGGGTTTTTGAAATATCATTATATGGAAGAATAAATTTACGTTGATTTTCTTGTTGCGTAAATTTATAGTCAGTCCATTCTCCTGAATTATCAATTATGTTACTTTATCAGATCGTTAAGCTGATAAAGAATTATTTATATAAATTGATTTGTATATATCATATTTTCGTTGTAAATATAAATTAGCATCTGTATAAATCCAATTTAAAAATATAGTAGCTTGACGACCACCAATTACACTTAACTCATAAACTGTACTATTCTTCTTACACTTACGAACCATACAATTTATATTTAATATATTTTCAATTAACAATTTAGCAGAATAACAAAATTCTTTTGTTGAAACAAAACGAACTTCACGTTCTCTTGTATTTTTTGAAATATTTCCATCGCCATCTATATATCCTCTTAATAAATGTTTATAATATTGTCTTTCTAAATTTTTAGGAAATTCTAATATTAAAGATTTATTAGGAACAATGCCATAAAAATTTAAAGCACGACACATATGTTTGCTGTATATATATAGTTTACATTGGTCTTGCCAATTAGAATTTTTTTGCGATAAGGGAATATAATGAAGATTACCAGTATATTCTAATTTTTCTTTTATGGATTTTAAAATAGACTCATCTTTGATTTGTAAAGATATTGTAAAAGCACTATTATCATTAACTATACAACCATCAGCTAAAAATAAACCAATCATATATGCTTTGTCTTGATGATCTATTAAATCAAAATAAGATTCATTGAAAATATATTTCTTATGATTTCCATTATAATCATCAATTAACGGTATATATTTTTGTGGCATAAAGATTTTTTCCATTTTTTGTTTTGTTTCATCTGTGGAATTTAAAGTATATTTATTTCTATTAGAAATTATACCATACTTCTTTTTCCATCTATCTATTGTTGTATTTGAAATATTAAAACACTCCCTAATTTCTTTAAAAGAAACCCCGTCATAATACATATCTTTAAATTTTTGTATATTATCTTCACTCAAATCAATTTTTTTCATATGTTTATCTCCTCTATAAATAACCAATATAAAAAGACAGTAATCGTAGTAATAGAGGTACTACGAAAGGGGAGCTACCCCATGTCCTGTCTTAATATCAACAATATAAATAATTTTTCTCTATGTCGCCATAGAGTTCAGACCATATCAAACTCCCAGAGGGAGCGTCCCCATTTCGGACACTTGTCCTACGTCTTTCGACTGGTCGTTGAACCTTCTTGTTTACACAAGTTTGGCTGCTGATTGTCTCAATGAGAGTTCCCAGCAATTAGAGGACTTTCGACATAATGTTGCCACTATGAAGCGCATTGATTTACGAATTCTGTGAGCGACTAACACCCCACATATGATATTTCTTTTGTTTATAAACCCACTTAAAATCATAGTCGCAGAAGAGTACTGACCAATTAGGAAAATCTCCATTATTGGTATTTGCTCCGCCAACTATTAACCACCGTCTATATTCGCCATCTTTATTTGGTAAATCCACGAAAAGTCCAACCGGAAATTCCGCACCAACTTTCTTTTCAAATAACTGACTGTAATACGGCACATTACATTTATAAGAAGGTTTAAACATAATTCTATAATCAACAGCATCTTTCGCAAGTGATTGATAGCTATTAATTATATATTTTATATCAACTGGTATCTTGGTTTTGGAGTTCTCAGGATGTAATCCAACATTCTTATCTTTTTCATCATCATATTCCCAAGAATATAAATATCCAATACAAGAGGCAGGGTCATCATACCAAGTATGTTCAATAATACCTTGGGCTTCAAAACTATGTCTCTGCCCAGTAGTATGTGTGCCACCCACACCAAGATTTTGTTTATAATCATAGATATTCATTTGCACACCCCCCTTACTCTTGAGGTGCAATTTTTGCACCTTGCTCGTTAGTTGGATATGCAATTTTGAGTACCTCCGCACCAGCATCGAGTATTAACTTGCGATATTTCGCAAAGTCAAAGTCGGTTTTTAAATTTATTAAGGCTTCTTCGAGTAGGCTCAATACCGTAACTAATTCTGTGGGTTCTCCGAGTAATTCATTAAGACCGGATATTTTCCACATTAGAGTGGTATGAGCAAGCGGTAGATTTACATCGGGGAACTTTGAATTATCCTCGGCAACTACCAATAGAAAGAATATTCGTTTACGCAGTATCTCTTTGATCTCCGAAATTTGTTTGTCGGCAAACTCGCCGTATTTATGCGGATACATTAAGCATTACCAAGGTACGAATTATAGATGTACCCCTTATCCCTTAACATACCTCTAACCTTGTTTTCGGTATCAGCTTTGAGTTCACGTAATTGTGCCAACTGATTTGATTGAGCATAAAACTTTTGCTCCTTACTATTTGTAATCATCTGATTAGTTAACGTAGAGGTTTTCACTTTTGGTTCAACCCACTCAACCACCATTGCATTACCAAGTAATTCCTCAACAAAGTTTTTGTCATTATATTCATCTATCGAAGTTTTAAGAGTATACTGTATTTCGGCAAGTTCATCATCTGCCGAAAATGTATCAAATATTCTATATATATAAGAATGAGACAGACAAGACTGAAGCCACTCTCTCATCTGCTCAATTGCTTTAGGTTCTGGTAAACCCGCAAATTCATAGTCACGAATCTTGTTCAGGAAACGTGAATAAATATCATTGTAAGAAGAGGTCATAATACACCTCCCTTATATTAATCCGACAGAAGTTCATTCAACAGACTAAGATTAGTACCAAACGCTTCGTCAAGAGATTTAATCTTTCTGATGCTGTCTATCTCGCCATTCACAATCTGATTAACAGCCATAGACTTCAGTGATTCAACTGCGCCCTTGGGTAACTTTGCGATTGCCTCTTTCATCTGACGCTCGGGCATATTAAGTATATCCTTGATGTTCTTTGTGGCAAAATGCTCATCATAGAACTTGCCAAGAGTAGGATATTCAGCTATGAAATCCTCATCCATTATGATTATCCTCGGATTATATATAGCCTTATTTCTTGAGTTAACAAGAGCAATTAAGTCTCTATACTGTATCTCCGTTTCAGCATCATAATCAATAAAGGTATATTTCATATTAGTTGCCAAACCATCCACAAATAATATACCGTGAGTTACAGAACGACAGAGAACACCATCATTAGGTTGAAACTTCTTAGGCGTAGACTTGGTAGCTGTCTGCTTTACCTCTTCAGTTTTAACATCTTCTGTCTTGGTAGTTGTATTTGTTTTTGTCATTGCTTTTCTAGGCATAATTATTTCTCCTTTTATTCATAAGAAGGAGAGGACTAAGCCTCTCCATTATTTGTTTTATCTTAGATATCCCAATAACCGAAATATCTTCCGAGGTACAGACCAAATCCAAGTCTTCTCTGAACTTCGTATGTCTGAAGGTCGGATACATAGAGTTCTCCTCTTTCCATCTTCTCTACGATTTCAGTATCTCCCTCATCAATCATCTTGATGAACTTACCTTCATCGCCAATTACGGGGATGATGTAAAGCTTATCTGTATCGATTACATACTGAGAAAGTGTCTTATCCTTAAATCTATTAGGGATAGTAATGAGTCTTGTTCCCTCATAAATACCGATATTACCAGTATTCATTACAGAATCTCTCTGATCCTTTGCTGCCCAGTTAACATCAGCCATTCCGCTAATCTTAGAAAGTGCAAGCTTTGTACCCATAATAACAACTTCAGCACCATTGTTTGCAGCAGAAACTGCTTCAACGATAGCATCGAAGCTTGCCTTGTTTGTAGAATCAAGAGTACCAGTTCCCTTGAACTGTGCAGGAAGCTGTGTAACAGCTTGTCCAAGCTGTGCAAATGTCTCTTCCTGAATCATTGCAACATAAGAACGTCCTATGTTAGCAATCCAACCAGACCAATCAACGTCACCGAGGACATATCTGTTGATATCAGCACCAATCTTTACTACATAAAGTTCTGTAGGAATAGAGATTGTCTGTCTACCACGAAGTCTCTGAAGAATATGGTCATGATGAGATGTTCCAGCCTTTGCGATTGAGAAGAGTGCATCCTCATCCTCAACTACGAAGTCTTGTCTATCACCAAATGCGATACTCTTTCTATCAACGAGTGCGTTGAAGAAATCTGAATCCTTAAATCCGGTTTCAATAACAACATTAATTGTATCTTCGATAATATCAAACCATTCACGAGCATGATCTCTTATTGCTCTACGAACAGCTTTTCTATCCTTAATGTCTGTAATGCCAAGTACCTGACGAGAAAAGTCGAGAATCTTAGCATTGGCTTCTGCCTTAGAAATCTTTCTGTCTGATTCAGCGTCATAAATCTCACGACCAAGAGCTACATCTGTCATAAGATTTGTAATTGAATCATAATCTGTATCCATAGCTGCAAATACAGCCATTACGTGTGAATCAAAATTCTTAGCCATCTTTTAATTCCTCCTTTCCTCAAATTTACTGTACAACGTAGCTTCCAGCACTGTACTTAACTGTTGCGCCATCTTCAGGGTCATTACCTGAGAAAGCGGAATCACTAAGTGTTACAATGTCGCCAAGATGAAGTTCCATACCCTGAGTTACATCGCCAGCAGCGTTGTAGAAGAGAGCCTCGTCTCTAAGTTCTGTTTCGGGATACGGACTAATCGGTGCGTTATAAACAAAGAAATACTGACCATCAAGCTTTGTAAACTCAACATACCAACCACCTTCTGCGGCGGCTTCTCTAATAACACCTTCAACTTTGTTGTCGGCAACAGCATCCATCTCATACTGTTCAAATGAAACATAGTCACCCTTTGCGGCAAGTACACCATTGTCCTGATCAGCCTGCATAACGAGGTTGATAACATGACCGTACTGACCCATAGCTGATGCTACAAATGATGGGAATGCTATGTTATGTGTAGCATTTTTAGAAATATCAATTGCCATGATATATTTCTCCTTTCCAAAAAAATAAGACCTACACGGTCTTTGTAATGTGATAAATTATTTACTTCTTAAATATTCCACCATACTTACCCTTAACGGCTTTCTTTGATGGATTACCAAACTTCTTTGTGCTTACAGATTTCTTATTCTCAGCCGAGAAACTGATTTTATTTCCCTTTGCAAATTCAAGAAGTATTTCATCCGCCTTATTTCTTACTTCGTCTACAGACATATTGAAATATGTTTCTTTCTCGCAAAGTTTCTTAAATGCATCAGTATCTGCAATCTGTGAATAACACTCATCTGTAAGTACCTCAAGTTTGTCGGGTTCTGCCTCATATTTAGACAGCTCCTCAACAATAGAAGAGTAGTTAGCTCTCATATTATCAAGAGCCTTTTCCTCGTCTTCGGTACACCATATAGCTTTAACTGGTGTTCTGTCTCCGACAAGTGAATAAATATTCTTCTTAACCTTGTAAGACTGCTTATAAGCCTTTCCACTCCAAGAGTTCATTATGATATATTTATCCTCATCATAAACTTCAACGTCATACCAAGTACCGTCAACATCACTATAAGTGTCATTAACGAGAGTATAGAGCGCACCAATTTTGTCTTGAAGAGATACAGAAAACTGTTTTGATGTTTCTCCATATGATACTGTAACATCAAGAGCGTTATCTATTTTCTTTGAACCACCTGCGGTATCATCGTCATCACGCTGACCAAGTGGAATGGTGAGTTCACCCTCATCATTATCACCGTCTCCGTCACCGTCTCCATCATCATCATCATCATCATCATCATCATCAGTGCCGTATCCAGTCTGTGGATTTACGGGAGTGTTCCCACCCGATGGATTATCATTGTCACCATTATCAGATGAAGTATAACCAGTCTCACCTTGAGTAGGGTTATCATTACCTCCCTCTGGATCGGTAACTACTTCCTCAACGGGGTCAGTACTATTACCATCTCCATCGTCACTAGGCGGATCATCGTAGTAATCTGTACCACCATCACCATCATTATCATCAAAAACTTCCGTTGAAGGAGAGTCCTTGATTTCCTCTTCGGTAATTTCCTCGAATTCCTTCTTCACTGGGTTTCCTCCTTCCTTTGAAATTTTTTGATTTATATTAAGGTTATCTATTTTCTCATTGAGAGCAGATAACAACTCAATAACTTTGTCATTATTTGAAAAGACGCTATTGTTCTTTTCAGAAAAATCAGCTATAGATATATTAGAACCCGTCATTCCGGGCTGTATATCATTACCAGTTTCTCTATCTTTGCCGAGTATAGTAACTCCTGAAAATCTAAACTTATCTATTACCAATAGTTTATTCTTACTATCAAAGCTAAGTTCATCTACTACGAGTTCCACACTACACCAAAGTTTTTGTTCTCTTTCGATAATGTCGGCAGCCTTACTATATGTGCGCCAAATTATACCGTTGCCCTCAAGATATGTTTTATCCATATCCTTATCATAAACGAGCTGAAGTCCAGCTGATTCTGGAATACAACCTACGGGCTGTTCTTCATACTCAATCTCGTTTTCCTCGTTCAAGAAAAACTCATGACCAGCAAACTGATATATATCATTATCGTCTTTATAAACATAACCGAGAATCGGCATATTATAAGCTGATGGAATAGCATCCTTCATAGACTTTTCAGATATAGTTGATTTATTGACATTATCCTCTGTATGACAAAGTCTAATAGGACATATCATATTCAAATCATCTGTATCTTCTTTTCCAAATGTGATGGGTTCATCAATATGTACTACAATAGTAGTATCACTATCTTTAGAACTAAACTTCACATTTTTATTTTGACTCACATAAAAATTATATAAGTCTTCGAGATACAAAAGCTTTTTCACTTTTTACCTCCTCTCCAGTTTAAAACATCATTCTGTTAGTGTATGAAAACACTAATTTTGTGCCATCGTCAAATATCATTTTCTTATTATCATTTAAGAATAACCAAGCATTGCCAACCCTCTGAACAAGTTGCAGACCCGCCTTTGTTAAGGCTTCAACAGTTGCCTCATCCTCGGTTATTACGAAATTCATTTGGTTATCCATTTGAATCATCTCCTAATATATAAAACGCAGGGTAAGTATTTGATACCTACCCTGCAACCGTAATCAATACGGCTATCTCTTCATATGTCGCACCGTGTTACGCTTAAATCAGAGGCGTGGTGAGAACTGTTTAATTTCTCGGTGTTTTCTTTTCAGATTTCTCCTAGTTAGGGCAAGCACACCGCAAAGCTTACAGAAAAACCTCCGCATAAGAACCTAACAAATCTTACGCTTCAACAGTCAATAACCTACTAGCCCATATGGGATTCGTCTAGACTCGTCCCCGACAGAGGGCTACCCTAGGGCGTTCGGTTAACGAAAACGCAATACCAAAGGTTAATGGAAACCCGTCTTTAATGTTCATTTCTTTATGATATTGCGCAATATCAGCTCATCCTACCAATAGGATAGGTGAGTAATAATCAACCATTTATACCCCGCATATTGATTAGCGGCAACATAAAGCTTCTCACTTTAACATTTATACAAACCGCCCTGCGCCCTTTGTCTTCGACAATGGGTGGGGCGGTAGTATCTCGTTATCCATTATTTAAACTCGAATAATTTTATAAGGATATTTATCTAAGGATTCCCCATGATATCTCCAAATATAATTTCCAGTTCTATTTATTTTACCTTTACAATTTTTTTGCATACTACTTGTATTATCAAAATTATAAGCATACATTGACCCATCAATTAAAGAATCAAATGTTTTAAGATAATTTCCATTTAAATCATACATATCTACTTTTTTACACTTTTTATTATGATGTCTATATTTATCAAAATCATCACCTAAATATCTCCATACAAACTCAGAAACATCACTAGTAACCAATCCTCTACACATATTACTTATTCTATATGATTCTCTGGGATAATCATAACCCATATATATACAAGCTTCTTTGACGGAAGAAAAATGATTAATTATTGTTTTGGTTTTTTTATCATATTGAACTACCGGAGTTAAATCTCTTTTACAATGATTTATCTGTTTTTGCGTTACATTAATTGGGTATTTATTAAAATCATCTTCTTTATATCTCCAAATTCTATGATAAACATATTTAAAATCACCAATACAACATTTATATATACTTCCAACTCTTCCACCAACATCAAGAGCGGCATCTTTTATTGAATCATATTGTTTATCAATTGTTCCATCATAATAATAACTTGTTACTTTACGGCAAAAATTTTTACAGTTATTTCCACCTTTTGCTATATTATATCCATTTGGAGTCATAGCATTTTCTTTTTTGATTAAATTAATTTCCGCCTCATTTAATTTTTTTTGAAGAATTTGTTTTGTCTCACCAATATAAATAGAAACACATATTATATTAAAATGAGAACTACCATATTTATTTATAGCTTTATGTATTATTGATGATTTATTATTTATGTTTTTTGAATCATATTTATGTTGTCTCCATCTAGTTTTAATATCTCTACGAGTTTGTCCTATATAAACTTTATCATTTATATCATTAACAATTTTATAAATATATCCCTCATACATATTTGTACTTTTATTATAACTCATATAACCTCATTCCTCTCATTCCCAAAATAATAAAAGGCAAAGAGCAGTGGGGAATGAGAACCACATAAAATATAAACCGTCGTTTATATTGCTCTTTACCTTATATTCATTATAACTTATTATACAAAATAATAATTGTTTATACAATATATTATACATATATTTCACATTATTTATTTCGAGAGCGTTCACCTTCAGGGGTTAAATCCATTGGATTTTCAATCTCTGGTCTTCCTTCACCCACTTCACCTTTTTCTTCAACATTACTTGTAGTATAAGAACTCTGAAGAGGATATTGCATAAGATTTTGTAATTGCAATGCTTGTGTTTCAAAAATAAGACTCGACATTGTTTGTTTTTCGGGTATATCCATAAGAGTACCCAATGCCATCCTATAAGAATAACTATATTGATTGGCTTCAAGAAATGTCTTTTTATAATCTTCTTTTGTAAATATAGTTACTGGAAGTTGTTTAACAACGCACGGATTTGAAACATTAAGATATAATTGAAGATTAATCCAAGTTTCAATTTGTGGCAATACACTATTTAAAACATACGCTGATTCGGATTGAAGCGCGGCTTTTATAAGTGCGGAGTTATTAACTAATTTATTTCCATTAAGTAATGCACCAATTCCACCAGCCGAACCAAGTATTTGTTGTTGAGAATTCTCAACCCTATTGACATCTTCTGAAACATTATCAGAAAAATCTATAGTTTTTAATTCTTTACCGGGTATTACTGCACTTGAAACACCTCTAGGTATTGCATTATCCGCTGCAATTTTAAAATAATCTATGGCTAAATCAGGAGTTACCTCAAACTCATCGGGATTCTTTGCTCCCGCCATAGTGGGAAGTGGAAGATATATCATACGATAGTATGAAAGTTCGTCAGCACTTGCTTGTGTATCAGCCAAATCATTAAGATTAGCCAATGGTATTAAATAATGCAAATATGGAGGAATAATACTTTCTAACATATCCGTATGAAATTTTAATACCATAGAACATTCAGCAGGTACGTGAATATACTTTATACCAGTATTTTGATATTCTTTCCACATTTCATCAAGAGGATATCCAAGAAATTCAATTAATTGTTGTTTTTGTGCCGATCTCCACTTCGACATATCTAATGCCATTCCATATGTACAGCCACCTTGATACATATATATACTATCTATGATTGCTTCGTTTGGGTCTATATGCCAAAAAAATGAACCAACGTCATCTTGAAAAAATAAATTAAATGAAACATCATCAATCCACATATTTACAAGAGGAGCATTAAAATTATTTTGGACACTTATAATATCAAGATAATTAAGAGTATCTTCATATTGTTTTAATGATGTTTTAATATCCATTCCTTTTACAAATGAATAATTTGGTGTTACCATACGTGCATTTAAACAATACATATCTGCTAATGCATACATCATTTTATTATATATCGGTGATCTATAAAATAAATATCTCGAAGCGTTAATAAGGTTTTTAGAATTAGCATATATATTCCCCGTTAAATATCCTCGTATAATATCTTTATTTACCGTTGTTATAGTTGGAGTAAGGACATTTTGAGATATATCCCTAACTTTACGCATTACATTTTCTTCTTTAGCATTAGTATAATGCTTTATTTGTCTTTCTTCTTCCAATTTAAATTGCTCACGAACTGCAGCTACTGATTGACTAACATTTTTGGAATTAGCCTTTACAGTACCAATAGCTTCTTTTGAGACGCTCTTTGCGTCAACTTCTTTTTTCTGCGCCATTATGCGTCTCCTTTCTTTTATTTTTTTACTACTATGCCACTACGTATAGTGGCGGTTAATTTATTCAGTAAATCATTTGTATTGGTTTTCGGTTTAAGTCCTTTAGATAATTCTTGTAATAAAGCATAACCATACTGAAGAGAAGAATATCTATCCTTTCGCATTCCAGTTCTTTCTCTAACTTTAATTAATCCATTACTTGTATCATGGGTTAAGTTTATTAACTCATTAATTAACAGAGTAGTCTGAACATATGGCATCCTCATATTAACTTGTTGTAATTCTGATAGAGTACCATAGCCACGTATCTTAGATAACTTTTCCTCAATATTGGTATCAGGTAATAATAAATTGATGTAGCCATTTTGAAATCCAGCTCTTAAAGCAAGCGTCATATCATTATTACTACGAGCATTTGCCTTAACAGCATATATAACCTTTGGTGCATTCTTAACCTTACATCTATCCTCAAGATCGGGATTGTTCATAACATTTAATGCACCATATGTTTCATTATACACAGGGTCATATCTGTCTGCACCCATGATATAATCCAGTACGGCTTGACCTATACCATTGGCATCGATTGCTAGATAATCACAATTATACTGATAGAATCTGCGCATGGTTTCCAAACCAAGCTCCTCAGTTGTTAATCCCTCACAAGTATCAATATTAATAATATTGTCTACATACTCATTAGAACTTGTCGGCATACCCGAATGCAATATAAAAGCACTCGCATCATTATTGTGTTTCTTAGATGCTAGGAGTGCTATATCCAAAGATAGTATGCGAACTTCTTCATTTTTCTTTTCGGGCATTTTAGCTTTAGTTAGTCTGTAATAATCAAGATTAAATAAACAATCACCTATGATTCTACGTTCCTCTAATGTTTTATAATCAAACAAAGCATTATCTGCACTACCATAGAAGATTCCTTCTCGCTCCATCATGAATGTGATATCACTAAAAGTTGCTTCCGACATCTCATTTACAATCTGCTGTCGCATCAGTAAACCTTCTTTAATTGACAACATATACGGCAAATCGCACACAAAATATTTGAGATGGGGTTTTAACATATTTGCAGTATATGCCTTCACCTTTTCGTACATTTCAGAAGCGGAATAAAATGCTGAGCTTAAATAAAATTCTTTATTCATTTCTTGTAAATGTGCATACTCTGGTTTATTTAAATAACCCGGTTGTCTCGGTGCCGCATTCATTGGTCGTAGTATGGTATCAACTGTATGTTGCGGTACAAGTCTACTTTCATCAATGATAAGAATATTTGATCTTGCACCACGAGAACTTTCTCCTGCAACAACCACTCTTATCCAAGAACCACTTTTAAAATATACATAACAATCATTTTGTCCCGTACTTACTTTAGATATTTCATTTCTTAATAAAGATGATTTCTGCATAAAGTCATCAGTTATCTTAAGAATAATTTCCCTACCTTGCTTAAACGTGTAAGAACAACATATGATTTTAGTTCCCGGATAAAGAATACATCTACATACCGCAAACAAAGCTACAAGATACGTTTTCAATTTTGTTATCCTACTGGTTTTTTATCCAATAGTTCTGCGCCTTTATCATCGAACGCAGTTCAGCATATATTTTCACCCTCAATGTAGGGTGGTGCGGTCTCGTGGGAAGATTATATCTTTTCACTTCCTATGCGTTGCCCCTGACTATAGTATCTATAGCCTTCGGTTCGTGTTATCCAATATAATTGAAGGACTTTCACGCTTAATCCCGCACTGCTTTTTCCTAGTTATTACTAACTAAGCTGGCTGTGATTCAATATTCATTTTTCTTATTTCAGCTTCTTTTCTCATTTGAATAGCGATTTCCAAATCTTTACTTTGACCAATTCGTATACGTTTATCGTTTATTCGAATAGTAACAACATATGCCTTATTCTCAGAACTCCAATTTACACCATGTCTATTAAGTGTATAATCCTTATAATAATTTATATATTTATTATATTTTCTGTCTAAATATATATTGGCATCTTTATATATATAATCCAAAAAATCTTTAACTGTATCTCCATAAAAATACATCGAACAAGCTTTACTTCGTTTATCAAAATGTATTTTTGGTCTTATAGTTATAACCTTTTGTTCAATTAAAAAAGAAGCGATGTCATTTAACATTGCTTCCATCCCAGTAATATTTGTTGTTATATGAGGTTTACCATTCATTGTTGTAACACATATACAACCATCGCCATCGAAAAATCCTCTTAGAAAATCTCTCATATAATCCATTGGAACTATATCCAAAGAAGGTAGTCTTACATCATAAGTTTTTTTAGGAGTACATCCTAGGTTAATCAAATCATAACACATCTTAGTACAACATATATTAAACCTATAAGACTCATATTCTTTATTATTATATTTCACCTTCTTTTTATGTATTGGAAGATTAGAATCTAAACATTTTTTAAACTTTTCCAAATGGTTATGATCTTCACCACACAATGATAGCTCCAAGGTCATAGCTTTTAATTTTTCATTCTTATAATATCTATTAACACATCCATCAGCATATAGAAATCCTAACCAATATGCTTTATCTTCTGTGTCAATAATACTGAAATAATCTTTATTGTAATAATATTTACTCATTGATATTTTTCATCTCCTTAAAATAAATTAAGAAACTGAAAAAATAAATATTGATAAATCAACCAATTCCTCTGGCAGCAATAAAATAGAATGCATCATAATGCATCATTGCCCATATTAATATCTTTTGAAATAGTTTGAGATGTATATTAAGAAACTCTTCACAAAACCTTTGGGGGTTCGCTCTGTAATATGCGCACCTTTCTGCAATTATATTCATTATTCGTTCGCTTTTATCTTGGCGAATCTCATCATCGGTCTTATAATTTTTTGCCATTATTTATCACCGCCTTCTATACCAAAAAGACGCTCATAAATTTCATCATTCATTTCTTCTTCATATTCATTTGTTTTTTCTACGGTATATTTATTTATTTCTTCTTCATACTCTTCGGTAAATACATCAGCTCTAATACCAAATGCTTTACATAACCATCCAGTAAACCAAACTCTTATATATTTACCTATACCATCAACATCCTTGAATTCTTCCGAAGGTTCAGGAATAGGTTTATTGTTTTCCCATCTCTCAATCATCTGACTAAACGTGAGACTATCCGAGGCAGCATTATCCACATTCTGCTTGGGTTGGAGGTTGGCTGAATTCATTAGTTTATCTAATGCATCAAGCTTCTTGGTTACATCCCTACCAGACTTTCTATCTTTATAAATATCTAATGACTGCAAACAAATCTGCGCCACATATGTCTGTTGAGATTTTGAATCTACTTGAGTTCTCGCACACCAATCATCATACTGATCCTGAAGATATAAATAATCCTCATTAGGAAATCCGCTACCAAACAACTTTATAATTTCTCTTCGAGGTTTTCTCTTTGATAATTGTTCATCATCGGGATTACCCAAATCACCAAACTCAGAATTTTTAAATGTATCATCTTTATATTGTGGGAGCGATTTGATAATAGTAAGTGTATGTTGATAAGCTGTAGCACGATTCTTTTCACCTACTGAATTTTGAGTGCTTTGTAAAGCTCTCTGATAAACTGAATCTATAAAAGGTATATCTAGCATCTGGAAAACCGCAATGGTTTTTTCTCTGTTGTCAACATACACCTTTTCTTTTTTATCATAATCGGTAGCCATCTCTAATAATTTCTTTTTACAAAGAGGATAAACCCCACTCGCAAATCTTTTGTCATTATAGAAATTACTTACCGCATGAAACTCGTTGCATCCATGGCAATAAACAAAATCACCGTCTATTATTTTTCTATAAGTTTCACTAAGTTTCTTGGCGTAGTCCTTAACAGATTTTACACCAAGGCTCTGTATCTCAGCGTCACTTTTAGCGTCCATTAAGTTAGCCATTCGTTTCACCATCCTTTTATTTCTTTATAATAAAAGACGAGGTATATAACCTCGTCAGAAAATAGCCGAACGGACTCGAACCTTTACCTTTGTTTTTTCAACAATGTGCTACCATTACACCACGACTAAAACATACTAGTGGATGATATTCGGAGCGTCATCCGCACTTAAACCGCTATGGGGTTAGGTTAGTATCCCCCATAGCGTAAATTAACTAACCATTAATCCCTTGTCGGGATGTTGTCATAAACTTAGTACCCCTAAAGGGCAATATTAGAGCAGACTATTGCGAACTTGCCGTCTGCTAGGGCGACACCTTTATTTTATATAGCGAAGGTCTGTATCTCCACTATTTCACTTTTTCTGTATATCCAGTCAGAGCAATCCACCCTGCACCTGACTTCAGTTTTCCCCAAGTTATGGAATCAACTTTCTTTTCTTCAACTATGGTATATACTTCATTCTTCTTTACCGAACCATTCTTACCATACTTTGTTCCAGCACCTTTTC